GTTCTAGTTTGCGCTAATACATTATTTATATAAAAATTTAAATTAGTTCCAGTTTTTGTAACAGCAAAATAATACCAATCAGTAGTATTCATAGTTACACCTGTTGAAGTGGTTACCCCTGCTGCAGTAAGTGAAACTGTGTTTGGAAGTGGTGCAGTTCCACCAGTAATATTTATAGAAAATCCTACAGTTGTATTTGGTTGAAGAGTAAAAAGTACAATTGAATTGTTAAATACATCGTCTCTTAATTCATTTGCTTTTGCCCAAAACCCAATAGAATAATCTCCATCACTACACAATGTATTTAGAACTCCACCATTATTTCTTAAACGACAAAAATTAGCCTCATTACTTACAAATTTCCATGAACCGCTTCCACCAATTGGACCAACTGTAGGTTCATAAACAGGACTTCTTCCAAGTATTGACCAATAAGCAGGAGTACTTTCTGGTGTGGTTCCTGTTTGTGTTGGAGGTGTTGCAACTGCAAAATCAAACTCAATTCCGTTTTCAATTGCGTAACTATTTATTTTAGTATTTAATGCTGATGCCATAAAAAAAGACTACGCCTATTACAGCGTAGCCATTCCTCCTGTCAATGATAGTTCTGGATTAATCCCAGAGAGGCTGTGGCCATTGATAGATGGAGTTGCAAGAGAGAAGCAGGTCCAAGTTGAGCGGAGATTTAGGCTATAGACAGCCTTGATTTCTACCTTAACGGTAGGCTCAACTATATTTGCGGTAAAGCCAATAATTAGTGGACCTGCTTCTACTCTAGCGTTCATTATGCTACTGTGATCCTTACGATTCCTGTAGCGTCCCAGGTAATTGTGAAGTTACCATTTGATGATGACTGATCTGAACCAAAGTCAACATAACCAATAAGTGGCTTTGTTGCATTTGTTGCAGGAGTTGCATCATATACGACTGCATAACGAGCAGTAATTGTTGATGAAGCCCAAGTAGTATCATCTGCATCTAAAACGATTACGTTTGTTGATGAGTTGTATGCGTTGGTCTTGTTAGCAAGAGTGTTTCCACCTGCTGTGTAACCTGTACCAGTTACTTCATTTGCTACGACATCGTCATAGTAATTATGAGCATCCTGGTTTGGTGTGTAAGCGTTAGTGAGAAGAGCCACCTTAATAGTGTCTGAATCCCAGTCAATTTCCTTGTTAAGAGCCTGTGAAAGGAACTGTCCGTATAGTTGTGATGGCATATGGATTACGCTCCTGTCTTCTCAACGATTGCGAATGCGTCTGCATCTGCAACTGCGAATCCACGACGGATGCGAGTCTTCAAGACTACACCATCACGAGCAAATTCTGCATCACGAGAAACAACTGATTCAACTCCACCACGAACACCATTGATAAGCATCTGACGGTTACCGACGATGAGCAATGGATTTCCTGCTGGTGATGCTGATGCTGCAGCAGATGTTGCTGCACCGTATGAAATTACCAATGGATATCCAAATAGAGATCCTGGTGTTCCTGCTAGTGGATCTGGAAGAACTAGGTCGTTGTTACCCTTGATCATTCCACGAATTTCCTTAAGCATCTTTGGGTGAGCCATCCATACTGTGTTGGCTGCATCAAACTTGCTTGAATCTTCAGCAATACCTAGTGCATTGTTAAGTTGTGCATAAGTCATTGCTCCACCTGTTTGAATTAGGTTTGTTCCTGCAGCACCTGGTGATACTGCACGATATAGAGATGTGAACGGCTGACCGTCGTCTCCATCGCCTGCTGCTGTTACGCCAAGGCAAGCATTGTCATACTTTCGTGCCCACTTAGATGCCCACTCACGCTTGTACACTGAAAGTGTATCTACTAGTGAATCGTTTACATCTTCTTCTGAGATGTGCATAAGTTGTGCATACTTTCTTGCTGTCAATACGATCTCGTCAAGTGTTGGACTTGATGCAGGAATTTCATCGCCTTCAGCGACTACTGTTGGTGCATCTCCTACAAAGCGAGGTACTGACTTTGTGCGTGAGGCCATTGCTTCACGACGGGCAAAACGCTCTACAGCAGAATTTGCAATTAGGTCCTGGATTACTGTGGACCCTTGCTCTTCTAGGATGTAGCCGTTTGCCTCTGTCAAATCTGTTCTTGTAATTGGCATTTTATTCTCCTTTAAGAATAGTTAATTTTGTATTAAATTGTAAATTTTGAATCGTCTAATTCAATATGATTATAGGGCAAGCGTCCACTCATCCCAATAAATCTATTGTACCATTTGATTACAATTTACCCAATATTTTAGCAGCCTGGAGTTGTGTTGCACTATATTGAGTGCTCACATTTGCCTTTATAGCAGTATCTGCCTGACCACCAACACGGAGTTTAGGATCAAAGATTTCTGGAAGATCTTCTTTAAGTTGATTAAACTGACCTTCAAACCCAATAACATCAAAGTTGTCATCAAATTCAAACTTGGTCAAATCCATAAACCTTAGAAGTCTTCGTGGATCCTTGACTCCTTCATCAGAGATCTTTTGCAAAACCTTCTCATGAAGTAGTTTTCCACTAAAGTCTGCTATCTTTTGGTTGGTACTGTTTAGATCAACCTCAAGTTTTTCTTTTTCTTCCCTGAATCTTTTAGCATCTGACTTTGCACGGTCCAGAGCAGCAAGAACTGCCTTTGGATCATTCAAAGTTGTTTCTTCAGTTGTTGGTGTTATTTCTTCTGTGTTATTCGTTTCCAATTTGGCCTCCTGTGGCTTCCATCATTACATTGTTTGTGTTTGTGTTTTGAGATAAACTAGTTAATGATTCTTCTGCTGCAGCAATTTCTCTTGCAACTTCTAAATCATAACCCATTTCAATAAGAACTTGCTCAAGAGATACGCCAACTACTCGCTTCTTAACAGCAACTTCCCAAGCATCTAAACTATCAATGCTTTCAATATCTTTCCATCTAACTTGGATGTTTGGCTCTGTTGAGTTTTCCATCTTAAGGATAAATCTAAACATATCAGCCCAAGTTGAACCAAATGTAATTTGACGATCCTTTACCTTTGCAATAAGTGGTGACTCAGCAGTTCTTAGAGATTCACCAGAAGGAATGCTTCCAGTCTTCTCAAAGTAGTGAAGTGGAGTATTTGTAATTGATGCCATTGCACGAACAAAGTCTCTAACTGGCTCTGTAAAGACCTTGTGATCAGCAGGAGAAAATTCTCCAACCTTATCAACGCCCTTGAGATACCAAAGTTCTCCTGGTCCGTTCTTTAACTTGCCAATGTTTTCTGCATCTGTTCCTGTCTCATCAAAGTCTTCAAACTCAGAAGAGTTTCCTGAACCACCAAGAGCATAACGCTGTGGTGCTCCTTGATAATCAACAGTAATCATATGTGTTGTCATTAACTTGTTAATTGCATCTTGTGGTCCGTAAGCATCAGTGTGTTCTGGACGACCATACTGCTTAGATGTACGGAAATGGAATACTGGAACCTCGCCCCAAGGGTTTTCTACTACAGAAACTGGTAGGAATCCGTTAGCAGAAACAATATTAATAACTTCTCCAGGCATTGTGTACTTTTCAATGCGATCTGGATAGTACATGTTCAAATGTGATGTTTTCTTTGTGTAATCCAATGGATCTTCTGATTGCCATAACTTAGCAGCAAATCTCTTGACTCTTGGGTTCTCATCATCATAAACCATTACAGTTGTGAGTGGTGAGTTGTAATCTACTGTGGTGTTTCCGTTAACATCTGTCCAAACAATTGCATAGCAATCACCATAAACTAGTGCACGACGGTGAATTTCATCTGCATCAATTTGCAAATCATTCATTTGCCAGATGTCGTTAATTTTTGCATTTGCCTCTTCTGTGTTTGCTGTTATATTAGCAATTTCTAGACGATTAAGAACTGAATCTACTACAGTTCTAGCAAAGTTAAATCTAAAGTTATTTCTTACGCTTCCTAATACTTGTAGCCAACGGTTATTTGAGAAAACTTCTAAATTAGTTCCCTCGTAATATTCCTCAGCAACCAAATAGGTATTTCTTCTATCTACTATTGTATCAATAGCCTTTTTAATATCAGACATTTTGTCTCCTTAAATAATTTATTTGTTTTGTTTCTAGTTTTACTGCTTTGTTATCTAAAAAGTACAAAACGCCAGAAACAACGGCATCAAGCACATCCTCATGTGAGACTTTTGGAAAAGCCCACATCTGTTCTTCCAATGTTGGGAAATGTGCAGTGTGTCGCACTTTTCCTTGCTGGTAGAAATTTAAAGCCTTGCCAGCACGAATCTGCTTTGATAGGCTTTGTGATTTGGATCTGTATTTGGCGGGGACTGATTTAAATACATCTTTCCATAAGTCTCCACCTTGGTTTACTTCAACATAAAGTACACCAATATCAAACTTCTCCACTAGATAAGTAACTCGTTCTGCTATTTCTGATGGAGACATCTTAACTTGTTCTGCGTGTCTTACATAGATGTTTGAATTACCAAGAGCATCTACGCCTCTGGACAATACGGCTATACCTGTATAGTCAGAAATCTTGTTTTTTGTAACTGCTGGGTCAATTGAGATGACAGTGTTTCCATAATCTTCTAACTCTTCAATAATAATGTCTTCGTTAGTCCAGAACATGCCATCTGTGTTGATTGGACGGTTCATATAGTTCTTCGCAAAGTCTCTTAGATGTCTTTGGCTGTTAAGCCAGTCTAGAGGCCACTTCTCAGGCCATACAGAGCGTTCTGAGCCATCATCGTTAGGCATAATGGCTGGATAGTAGTGAACATCCACATTCTGGTCTGAAATCCAAGATAACTCAGGATCATCATAGCCTTCGCCATATTTTCTGAACTGGTCCATTACAGAATTAGGCATTGTGGTCGTTCCCACGAAAATCATACGGGCATAGATATTCATAGGCGCAATATCATCAAACACAGTGTTTTTCTGACGGCCTGCCTGGTACTCAGAGTAGTTCTTTTCGCCCTTTTCAATATCATCTAGAATAATGAGGTCTGGACGCTGCCCAAAGACCTTCTTTCCTAGCGAGTTAGTGTCAATACCATTAGCATCAAATATAAAATCATTGCTTTGGATAATACGCCAAGAGTTAGAAGCCATGGCACGACCAGATGAGTTAACCATCTTAGGCTTGCAAAGTTCAGGATAGTCTTCAATAAGGTAGCCATTTGTCTCCAATTCATTTTTAAAGGACATTAAGTGGGTTTCGGCCTGGGATGCAGCATCTGAGAAAGCGGCGATAAATTTAACATGGCCATGAGCAGCAGCCCACATAGGCAAAATTAGGAAGATCCAGGTAGATTTTCCACATTCTCTTGGTGCTATGAAGGCATCACGGTTTTCTTTAGGGTTTTTCGGTTTGTGGATCCAGGATTTGCCATATTCGGCTAGGTCCTTATGGAACTCACTGAGTGTTATCTCTCCATGGGCGTTCTGAAGGTGATGAGGCAAGTAGATTAGGGCAAAGAGCATAGGATCATACTTAGTCAACTCTTTACGGCCATCAGAAAATGTCAAAAGTTCTAATGGAACATTGTCTAAAATATCAGTTGCTAACATTAATTCCTTTCTGCCAACAGTTGATAGATATCGTCTACTCTTTTCTCAAGTCTGTTTACCTGGTCTTTTATGCTACTTCCACCATTAGGGCGAAGTTCTGCTAGTGTTTTGATCATATATCTAATCATTCCAAAGAATCCTCCTGTTATGCCTAAGACTATTACGCCTATTGCGGATATTACCTCTGGTGTCACTTATAACACACCCTAGATTCAAAAATGTGGGAAATATCTTTTGCAGACAGCGAAAAAAAGAAAAAGAAAACAGTTTTTGCATTGGGTACCCGTCCCTTACAAAACCTTATCACATCAAACCTCATTTGTCAAAGCCTTCAAACCTTTATTCCTCATAGCCTCATTGCGGGCTTTTGCTTCATTCAATAGATCTATGATAGCCAAGTCTTGTCCATCCTTTTGTCTATTCTCATTGATGACAGTTGACTTACCTTCTATAAGGTTTATGGTTTGTATAGCCTTATGTACAGCATTTGCTAACTTGTTCAAACCATCGCTATCCAATGCATCTTGCATTAGTGCTTCTACACATCTATCCAATACTGCTTGTGCTGCTATTAGTTTTTCTCTATCACTATAGAAGTTTCTTGTATCTACCGCCATTTTTGCGAGGGTGTCAATAGTAGG